GCCGTACACGAAGACGTGACCCGTTTCCGTGTCCTGATTCGTCGGCGTGATGAACCCCTCGAACTGGAAGTCCACGTCGCGATGGATGAAGATCCGTTCGTGATCCAGGTTGTGGAAGTTCATCGTGTTGGACGGCTGCGCGCTGTCGTCTACCAGCGGGCACCCCTGGAAGGCGATGTTCTCGAACCCGAGATTCGCGATCTCGGACGATACGAACATCTCCTGCGGAGTGAGCAACTGCCAGAACGAAGCGTACCCCGTCTTGGTCGCGCTGATGAGGTGAACGCGCTCCTCGTCCGTCTTGCAGAGCATGTAGAGCGTCATCATCGAGGCGGTCGAAAGCGCGGTGGACGTGCCGGGGTTGAACACCTGCGCCTGCCACCACGGATTTGCTACGCGGTCGATGCCGGCGTAGACCTGGAAGCCGCTGGCGTTATTGACGGCGGCTGACAGGCCGTCCCAATCCTTGCCCGCGTTTCCGGTTCCGTTGGCGAACACTTGCTGCCCGACCTTATCGAACAGCGCCATGTAGGCCGACTCGATCTTGTCCTTGACGAGATTTAACTGCGCGTGCTTGCCGCGAGCGCGCATCTTGTCGATGCGGTTGATCGTCACGGACGCCTGCGCTTGCTTCCATTGAAGCTCGTAGGTCGTGAACTCTTCTTGCGAGTCGGTCGGCAGCACGTCGGCGCCGCTGTACGTGATCGCGGTTTGATTCGGCTGCGCGAGGATCGGCTGCGAGATGATCGAGCCGCCGTCCTCATACTTGATGCGCTTCTTCGAGCGGAAGATGCCGAGGATGGGCTTGGCCTGATAGCGTTGGTCGATGATCGTATCGCGCAGTCCGCGCTCGACAAACGCATTTATCTCAGCCGTTGAAACGAACGGAACTGCGGGCATACGTTATCTACCTTTCAAACTTTTGGGATTCAGTAGCGAGCCAATCATTGGTGATCTGATCGAGGTCGCTGCTTTTGGGAGTGAACTTGGGCTGTTGACGGGTCGCGGCGGGAGCCGCTCCCCCTTGCGCTCCGAGGAGCGACGGAGAAGGCGCCGCAACGGGCGCGGGTTCCGGTTGACGTTGCTGACGCGCGACGAGAACGGCATCGTAAATCGAAGCCTTCGCGGCAAGCGCATGGAGGATGCCGCGGCACTGCTCCTCGGGAACGCCCTTGGCCTTGTCCATGTTGTAGAGCATCTGCCCCGTCTGGAGCAATTCGCCCATGAGCCCGGCGTCCGACGCAAGGAACGGATACTTGCTGGTCGCCACTTGGATCTCGCTCTGCACGCGCGCAATGGCTTGCTGGCTCTCCGCGCGCTCGCGGAATTGGCGCGCGGCGGCGAGTTCCCGCTGAACGTCCGGCGGCAGTTGCGCGATCGTCGCGGGCTGTGCAGGGGCGACTGGCGCAGCGTTCCTGACGCCGCTTCCAAGCGCAGGCGCAGCCGCGCCAGTCTCTTGATTGTAGTAGTCGATGGCCTGCCGCAAGTAGGCGTGAAACTCCGGGTTGTCCGCCATGATGACGTAATCCGTGAGTTCCGCCAGCGGCACGTTCGCACGCAACCGCGAGAGCGCAGGCTCCCACGCCTCGGCGGCTTCCTTGGCAGTCGGATACCCAAAGGTCTGCGCGAACGTCTTGAGTTCGGTTTCCAACTGCGGCACGCGCTCTTGCAGCGACACGCGCTCCTTGAGCGCCTCAACGACTTGCCCGCGCGTCCACTCGACATTCTCGGCCAGGCCGATCTTCTCGTCGGCGGCATACGTCTTGGGCTTCGGCGCTTCAACCGGGGCAGGAGCGGGGGACGCCGCAGGGGCGGGGGCTTCAGCCGCCTTCGCCGCAGCGTCGGGGACCTCTGCGGCCTTCGGCGTGGTCGGCGCTTCGCCTTCGGCCGGCGGCGCTGCGCTCGCACTCGCTTGCGGCGCGCCCTCTTCGGCCTTGGCTTCCGGCGTTACTTCGCCAGCAGCTTCAACATCGGGATCCGGCGTTGGCCGGGGAACAGTCGTCGTCGTAATGCCGGACGGTTGCGGCGCGCCCTCGCGCTCCCAGGCCGGTGCGCCCTCCGTCGTCCACTTCTCGACGGGATCAACTTCAGAACGCTGCGCGGCAACGACAGGAGCCGCGGCTGTTTTGGCCTCGGCTAATGGAATCAACCCAACGGGGGCGGCGTCTTTCTTGGCGGACATACGGTTCCTCAAATCATGGAAGCAGGGGAACGACGGGCGCAACGAATCACGCTCGTCGTTCCGGCGCTGCTACTTACTTGCGCGAACCGCGACGACCGCGACGTGCGCCCTTCCGGCGCCCGCCTCGTTTGCTGCCACGCTTGCCTTCCGCCTTGGTCATGTGACGCAGGCGTTTCTTTCCGCGACGTGCCATAATTTGTTGCTCCCTCCTTTCCCGAAGGTTTTACGGAAGGGAGCGTACACGACGCGCAGACACGCGCCGCCTCTGAAAGTTGAGGGGCGCGTTACGAACCGGGCGAGCCGCTCAATTCGGGACCAGGTACTTCGGGAGGTGGCGTTCCCGGCGGCGACGGTTGGCCGAGCGCCGAAGGCGTTGCCCCCGCACCGGACTTTGATGCCGCGCCCTTGAGCGCGTCGATGGCCTGCTCCAACTGATCCTTGAGATTTGGGAAGAAGCCGATCGCCGTGCGCAGTTTGAGCACCGCTTCGTCGGCCGCGAGCTTGGGGTCCGTGCCGCCCATGCTCGTTGGCATGGCGCCGACGCCCGTGGGAGGCGGGGGAACGCCTTTGAGCGCCGGGGGTGCGCCCATGCCAATGCCCATCGCTGCGGGATTGGGCGGGGCGCCGCCGCCGACTGCGCCGCCGAGAGCGCCGAGAAGTGAACCGTAGTCTGGCATTGTCTTACCTCACTGCCGCGTTCTGCGTGCGCGACGGAACATGCGATGCTGGGGCCTGCTGCTTTGCGTTACGCGACCGATTCGTTGACGTTGAGCGCGGCGCGGGGCCGGGCTTGCCCGCCTGCTTGGCCGCCGCCGCCGCCATTGCATCCTCTTTCTCTTGCTTCTCCATCCGCGGCAACTCCGTGCGCCATCCTTCGATGCGGAACTTCTGGTGCCACCAGCGACGGTCGATAAGGTGCTTCGAGTACAAGTCCATAAAGCGGTTCCACGTTCCGGCGGGCGACGTGGACAGCGAGGAGATCGGCACGACGCCGAACTCGACCTGCCCTTGCAAGTCGGCCTTCGCGTAGGAACGGAACTGCACGTCAACGCTTTTCACGGGTTGTACGATCTCGTTGCCTTCGTCGTCTAGTTGCGGTTCCGATTCGTTGCGCTCGCGAATCGGTTGCCGCCCGTTGTCCCACTGCTGAATGAGCGCAACGCGCAACTTGCCCATGCGGCGGATGCCGGACTCCAAGTTCCGCACCTTCAGCCGAATCGGCGCGGCGCCCGATTCCTGCAACTGATCCATTGTTGCGAACGCGGTATTGGCCGCAGGCAGTTGCCCCATGACGGAATCGTTCACGCCGCTGATCTCGCCCATCGCAGAACGCAGCACGCCGAACAACTCCATGAACTGCTGCGGGATAACAGGCTTGTCGAGTGGCTTGAGCGCGTCCATCTCGTCCATCGGAATGACCTGGCCGGGACGCGCCTTGATGCTCGAGGCATTGACGCCCGCGCCCTTCTTGAGAATGTACGACGGGTTGCCCGTCTTTTCAAGAATGTCGTACACCTGCGATACCACGCGGTTGAGCGCCACGGCGCAATCCTTGAGCGCGAGCGGCTCGCCCTGCCCCCAAAAACCGCCAACGTCATAGTCCTTCCACATGGCAAACGGGAAGCCGTCTACCTGGAATGGCGCGGGCACGTCGCGCAGCAAACACTTCCCGCCGGCAACAATCACCAAGCGCCCGTTGGGGTACTTCATGCGCCAGGCGGATTCCATAACGGGCTTCATCTTCGGCTTGTACGTATCGGCCAAGAACGGTTGGCCGTCGATCTCCGAAAACTCCACCTTCTTGCCAGCGACTTCGAGAACGTACATGCCATCTTCGACCACGGGCTCGGTGAGCGCAACGCCGTCGCGCACCACCTGCCGTTCGTACTGTTCTAGCGAATCGTCGCGCATCCAGTATTCGAGAATCTCAACCGAGTCGCCGTCGTCATCCATGAAGTAGGGTTGCGCGTACATGGGCGGCGTGATGTTGCCGTTGACGTTCTGCGCGCTGACGATGCGCTGCTGCTCGCTCGCGTCACCCTCGAGAATGTAGTCGCGGTCGCCTTCGCGCTTGTCAACCGTGCGCATCCCGCGAACCTTGTACACGTGATTGGCCCGGTCAGGGAAATTGCGCCGAATCCAACCCATCGTTACTTCGTCGCGATGGATGATGTATTCGGCGTCCTCGATGCACGTCGCCGTGCGATTCGTGTAAATGCGATACGGCACAATCGGCGTGGCAAGATGCCGCCCGCGGCCCCCATCGGCGTAGGGGTCGTAGGTGATCTTCATAAACGCCGTGCCCCAAATGAGGCCGTGCAAGACGAACTGCGACAGCTTCTGCTGCATATCGTTTTCGTCCCAATCGCGATCGACCAATTTGCGCAGCAGGTCGGCGGCATCTTCGGAGCCTTCGACCAGCGGCTCGACGGACATACGTGGTTTATTGTCCGTCATAATCGCCTGCATGAACGTGATGAAGGCGCGAATCTTGTTGATGGTGATCTTGGCGCGCCAATTCGGCCAAGAGCGCGGGAACACGTTGCCGATGTAAAGGTCCCAGGCCGTGTCGAATGTTTCGTGCGGCTCGCGGGCCGTGCGCGCTTCGTCGTACAGGCGTGCGCAGTAGCTCAGAACCTTGGCGCGGGCGCGCTCGTCATCCGTGAGATCGTCGTCTTGGCGCTCGTCCCGGCGTTCGCGCTTGCGCTCGCGCTCCTCTTGCTTGCGCGCCTTGTATTCGTCCATCGACAGCAGGCCCGAATTGGCCCCCATCGCTGACACCAACATTTAGAGATTGTTTGGGGGCAGCGTCGTCGGCTGCGACAATCCTCCGAGCGCGCCGCCTAAGATCGGATTGAGCATCTTGTCGAGTCGGGGCTGCACCGCGTTGCCCGCGTTTTGCACGCCGTGCTGCACGTTCGTCGCCGCAGCGCGAATGAGGTCCATGAGTTCGTGCCCGTCGAGTTTCGTGCTGGTGTTGCTCAACAAATCCGTCAGCACTTCTTGAAGCGTTTTCGGCTTTTGCGGCGGCGGCGGGGCGCCAGGCTTTGCGGCGGCCGGAGGTTGCCCCAGCGGCTGCGGGGGATGCGGGGGCGTCCCGACGTTCGGCGGGTGCATCGCGGCCATCGCTTGCCCGAGGACGTTTCCGTATGCCATCAGTAGGGAGTCCTTATGTTGCGGGTGGTTTCGTCGCTGGCGCGCTGCGCCGGCATGCCCGGCTGCGACCCGCTCACCCCGGTATACGGCGTTTGCGGCTGCGCGGGGGTGGGCGCTTGCCCAGTCGTTTCCATCGGCTGACCGGAGTACAGTTGCTCGCCGCCGTATCCGGCGCCGCCTTGCGTTGGCTGCGCACCGCCCGATAAGATGCGCCGCAACTCTGCAAGCGGGTCGCCAACGCCTCCGGCGCCAGAAACGGGAGGCATCCCAAAACCGTAGCCAGCTCCCCCGCCATACGCGCCCGGCGAGCCATACCCGGAGTGCGGGTTGACGATCGATTGCAGCATCTGCATGAGCGCGCTACCGTAAGCCATTACGGACTCGTCACCGTTTCATACGGACGAATCGTGTAAACCGGTGCGTTCGAGTTCGCGGCGCTCGTTGTGTACGCTTGCGCCTCGACCGTTGCCTTGGGGTAGTACGTCGTGCCGCTCACCAACTGAATCGCGTACAGGATGGGGCCGCCACCGGGCGTGATGCCGCCGGGGCCGCCAATGCCGGGCATGTCGCACTTCGCAAGCGACGTTGCCGTGGGCGCCGTGAACTGCTCCTCCACGGTCCCGATGTAGACCGGGGCGTTCGCGTTGCCCGCCGACAACGTGACCGCGGCGGCAAGCGCGGACTGCCACGTGTTGTAGTAGGTGCCGCTCGCCAGCGCCACCCACCATTGAACGTCTTGCGTAATCGGGGAAAAGGTCGGCACGCTATCGGCTCCTTCCGCCCAGCGGGCGGTACACTCGTTCGTGCATCGGAATCAACCCGGCACGCTTCGCAAGTTCACTGCGCTTGCGATTGCTCGACACCTCCGCCGTCGTCAGCGGGCGATACGCAAGCGCCTTGGAGCCGTCCGGCCGGCGGCCGACCTCCGTGTCCACCCCCGGCAGGCCGACATTTATATGCGCCGTCCCTTCGGCAATGCGACGCGGGTCCGTCGACGGGTCGCCCGCGGCGTCAATGCGCGCCTGCGGGAGCGACTCGGGCGTGAACACCACTTCAACGGGGCGGAAGCAGCGGCGCGGGCGCTGGCGACGCGGGCCGACTGGAGGCGCAGCCTCACAAGAAAACTGGTCGCCAATGTGGCGGAATACTTCGTGGACGCCATGCTCCGGGCAGGCTACGTCGTACAATGGCATTGCACCGTCATCCTCGCACCAAACGAGTCCGCCGCCACCCTCTGAAAGTTGAGGGGTTCCTCGTCAATCGCCCCAAAAGAGCCCCTCCTCGACCCCTTCGCTGCTCGCGCCCTCAAGGCCGGGCGCCCGCTGCCGGACGTGACTGTTGAACGCATCCCACTCCACCGAATTGTCGGCGGGTTCGTCGTAGTAGTAGCCGCCGTCATCCCCGCCGTACAGGTCGATCTGCATCGGCGTGTCGTCCCCAGGCAGCGTCTTGCGCCGCAATTTCATGATCGCGCAGAGGATGAGGAACGCCGAAACGAGGTCGTCATGGCGCCCGGCGGCGCCGTTGTACTCGTCGTCCCCCGTTTCCTTGTAGGAACCCATCTGCGTCACTAGGTCCGCGTCCGGTATGTCGATCTGGTCGGCCTCCACCATCCGGCGCGTGTAGCCCACGGCCATCGGCTTCGTCTTGAAATTGGACTCCCAGCCGACGTGCTTGGACTTTGGCATCCCGTGAACGCCCGGCGTTTCGTACCGATAGAGGTGCGGGTACAAATGCTTCGCGTCGATATAGGTACACATGGAAATGCCCGGTCCCGTCCACTCCGGGACCAACTCCGGCGCCACGCAATCGTCGCCCACCATGCGCACCAGGGCGTGGCACAACGCGCTCGCCAACTCCCCGAATAGCACCGGGTTGAGCCGCCCCTTCCACGTCATAATCAACTCGTCGCGATCGAACTCATTGAGCACGCCGACGCAAATCGTGGAGTAATCGCCGTCGCGGGAATCCGGCAAACCGCGCCCCACGTCGCACGCCGCAAAGAGCCGCTCACCCTTCTTCGGCCAGCGCCACACCTTGAGGTTGTTGTACGTGCGCTCGTTGGTATGCGACTTCCAGCCGTCTTGCATGGCCTGGCCGCGCGTGAGAAACTTCGGCCGGCGCACGGCTTCATACGGCGGGGCGAACTGGTTGTGCTCATCCGACTCGCCCCAAAAAATATCGCCCGTCCATATCGGCTCGCGCGTTTGATTCATAAGACGCTTGATCGTTTTGCGCCCAAAGACGCTTGCGCCGCTGACTAAAAACGCCGTAGCTAAGTCGGTGTTGTGGACAAGTATCCCGTTCGCGTCAAAGACGTGCGTTTCGGCAACGTCAATATCGAACACCGGAAGAGGGCCGAGCGGCTCAAGGGTCGCCACCGCATCGACCATCCCGACCTCGACCGCTGGCCTCCCGTTCTTATTGAGCGTGCCGCACGCGCCGTTCTTGCGAGCGGACCGGAACCCGATCTCTTCCATGAAACGGCGCGCGTCAAGCGACCAAAGCGTTAACTCGTAGCCGACATGCTCCGTGCCTTTCTTTTGGATACGGCGCCGCATGGAATGAACGCCAAACCCCAGCAAGAGCAACTGCACGTCTTTGGAAAATTGCTCTCCTTTCGCGAAGAAACGCACCGTGTTTTTGGTTTTGGAACACCACCCGTCAGCCTCAAAGAGCGCGGCGAGGAACTCGCGGACGACGCTCTTCGGTGAGCGCCAAATCGCGTCGGGAACGCAGACCCTGCGCCGTGCAAGCTGTTCGCGCATCTCGGCGCACCCGAGCGAAAGCAGCACGTCCGCAGCGGCGTTCGAGTTATGCCGGATGCGCGTGCAGCCCGTTCCCTTGCCGGAATACGAACGCGATGCCCGCCCGAATATTTTGAGCGTCAGCGCCTCAACCTCGGCAACAACATCCTCATCCTTGCTGTCACACGCGATCTCGATTCCGCGCCCATACAAACAACCGTCGCCCATGTAGTATCCTAGCCAGCGAGCGAACTCTTCCGTCATCGGCGTGCGCGTTTCAAGAAGAGGCAACGGGCGCGATACATGCGTGAAAGGCTCCTTCGCAAACATGGGCGCCTGCAACCGGATGCGCTCGCCTAACGCATCTCCCGCCGCGACAAAGCCGCCGGCCTCCAACGCGATCGGATGCGTCAGTGTGCAGTCAATGGTGTAGCCCATCTTTGTCGTAACGCGAACGCACTCATGGGTGCCCGTTGCCTTACGCCCCTGCACGACGCCCGTGTTCGTAACTGCGCCAATCGGCACGTCCTCAATCGGCACAATACCGGAGTCCGTTCCGACTTTTGTGCCAAAAACGAGGCAAGGATATTCCTGATCGAAAATATCTTCGTCGCGGTTGAACGGCGGGCCAGAAAGCACCATGCGCCGCCATTGGAATTGCTCCGCGCTGATATGCGGAAAGCGATTCAGCAACTCTTTTTCGGTCTTGGTGTACGAGCGGATGAATTGCTCGCGCTTCGTCGCTTCTTTGAATGGGATGGCGAAGCTGTGGCGCATCTCGTGCCACGGGATGAACACCAGCGCCATTTCGCCGTACTGCGTGTCTTTGCGCTCGTGTGCGTCCCAGCACTGTTCGTAGAACCACGCGCCCTTGCCCTCTTGCCCGGCGGGCGTTGACTCGATGTAGAGCGCAGAGTGTTCGTGCCGCGAGAGCGTCGGATAGATAGCACGAAACAACTCCGGCGCGTCGGCGTAGCGCGATGCTTCCGTTGCGTGAATGTTCTGGAACTGATAGCCGAGGTAGGCGTCGAGCGATTTCGCCGACGCAACGTAGATGCCGCTGTCGAGCGGCTTGTCCAGGATGAGGCGGTCCTTTGGCGGGTTGTTATTGAACGTCGCGGGCATCGGCGGCCGGACCTGGATGCGCGACCCGTCCACGTCGAAGTATTCGGGCATCTCCTGCCAGAAGCGCGTGGTCATCTTGAGGATGTTTTCAGCCGGGTTGCGCTCGTTGGCGACGATGAGGCTGTTCGTATTCGGGTGCGTTATCGTGTCGTCAAAGATGAGCGACTCGACGCCTGTCGACAGCCCGGCGCGTCGGCTCTTGCAGATGATGATGCGCACGGGGAGGTTGTGGTCGCGGAACCAGCGGTACTTCTTGTAAAGGACCATTTGCGCTTCGTTGTAGCGAAGCGGGACCAACTGCGTTTTCGTGTCGATAATCTTGAGCAGGTTTTCAATGCGGAACCGCTCGTCACTTGAAAATCGGTGAAGCCGCTGCCTTACTTCATCGCGGCGAGCGGCTTCGTTCGTACGTCGATCACGCGCTAGTAATCGCTTTCTTCATCGCCCTTACCGTCGAGGTCAAACCCGCCGCTCGCGCCGTCCATAACGGCGGCCAGCGCGTGCAGCATCTCCGGGTTGAGCGGCTTCACGCCGTCCTCCGCGTCGTCCAGCATTTTCTGCACTTTGACGCACGCGCTAAAAAAAAGCGTCCGCGCATGTTCTCCGACCAGTTCGATGTTGGGGTTAAGGACTTTCGCCACCGTGTTCTCCTATTTCTTGCACGAATGAATGAGGGTTGATGATGCCAAGGCTAATGCAAATCGCGATAAGATGGGGACGATTGAGCGCGTACACTTCCCGTGCAAAATCGTTCACCAGCCGCTGCACCGTATACTTGGTCATCCCGGTGAGGTCGGCAATTTCGCGATCGCGATAGCCCTCCGAAACCAACTCGATCACCCTTTGATGCGTCGGGTTCGGCATACTTGAACGAACGTGGTACTTGTCGCAACGAGAACACAGATAGTACGCACAGCGCAGGCGGTGCTTGTTGGCGACGCGCCGCAAGGCGTGCGCGTTCGCCGGCGAATCGAACGACGGCTGCGCGCAGGTCATGCCTCGTCCAATTCAATAAGTGCCGACTCGACGGCTTCAGAGCCGGAGTCGATGCGAGCGGGTGCGCCGGGTTCGTGCGCCAGCAGAATGAGCGGGTCGTTGCTGTCGATGCGCGTGACGTTCTTCTCGGGGTTCCCCGCCCGCTGCGGCAGCAAGTCGGCCAGCGTGAGGTTGACGTTCACCGTGGCCGCCGGATTCTCTCGAATCCAATCGGCCGTGCGCGCAACAAATGTGGCGCTGCGCGTGGCCTGCTCGTCGTCGCCGTGAATGGCAATCTCCGCCTGCCGAGCGATGATTTGCTTGCGTCGCGCTTCAATGTCCGACAAGGACGCCTCGCGGATCGCGATGCAACCGGGCGTGTCGAACACCGCCTCGCGCAGCGCGTGCTTGTCGGCCTTGGTCATCTTCGTCGTTCTGAAGCCTAGGCGGAGGAGCGCGTGCCAATAGCGGCCCCACTCGTTGACCAGCGCCCGGCTTGCCAGACGGTCGCGCATGTCTTGCGGCAGCAGCATCCAGTCGTCAAGCGTTTGCGCGTCGCCTTGCTCGTCCGCTTTGAGCAGCGCCTCGCGCAGTTCTTTGTTCTCCGCTTCGAGTTCCTTGATGCGCTTGACGCGGCTGACGGGGCCCGCCTTTTCCGGCGGCTGCCGCCCGATTTGGTCGTAGTTGACTTCGGAACTCATCGGCTTCTCGCAAACAGTAATTCGCTGGCACTCGCGGCAATGCTGTCTTTGTACTTG